TTCAAAGCCTTCTCAAGTATAATAAAGCCGGTGGTAAAGTCCTCAAAGGGCTAGACAATCGCCGCAAAGACGAAGCAGCTTTATTTAGGAAAGAATAACATGCCATTATTACGTTTAGCTTTAAAGCCTGGTATTGACAAACAAAACACCGAATACGGTGCCGAAGGCGGCTGGACGGATTGTGACTACGTGCGTTTCCAATATGGCCTGCCAGAGAAGACTGGTGGCTGGATTCATTTTAATGATGAGGCCCAATACCTAATTGGTATGCCTAGTGAAGTATTTACATGGAACGCCTTGAACGGTGTTCCTTACTCAATTATAGGCACTGACAGGAAGCTATACGCTTTTATTAATAGTAGCTGGGTGGATGTCACCCCTATTCGTTATGTAGATACTTCTGCTTCTTTTGATACCGTAGACACAAGCAATGTAGTGACTGTAAACAGCATCGTCCATGGCGCAAGTCCCGGCGACTTTGTTACGTTTACAGGTGTTACAGGTAATCCAGGCGGTATCCCAAATGCCAGTCTTGCTCAAGAATTTGAAATACAAAACGTACTAGGCGATAACGCCTATACTATATTGTCTCCTGTTCCAGCAACTGCTACGGTATTGGACGCAGGAAATGCAACAGCCACATATCAAATCAGCGTTGGTTCTGACCTTAGCTACTTTAACTACGGCTGGGGCACAGCAACCTGGGGTCTTTCTACATGGGGCACGCCCCGCGAATCAGGGACCACTAAAGGCAAGTCTCTCCTATCTCGCGTATGGCAGTTTGACTCGTACGGTGAAAATGTTATCTGTCAATTAGTAGGTGGCGGAACATACATTTGGGAGATAGCTGGAGGAATCGTATCTAGGGCCCACCAAATTGTAGGCGCACCTACTACTAGTACTTATGCTTTGATTTCTACTCCTGATCGCCACTTAGTCTGCTTTGGTACAGAGACCGTAATTGGTGACGATACAACACAAGACCCTATGTATGTAAGGTTTTCTAACCAGGAAGACATCGGCTCTTTTGAGGCTTCTGCCACTAACACGGCAGGGGGTCAACGTCTTAACGATGGTAGTCGGATTATTTCCTCTATTCGTTCACGTGGTCAAATGCTCATATTCACAGATACTGCCTTACACGGGATGCAGTACATTGGCCCTCCATACACGTTTGGTTTCTCTCAATTAGGTTCTAATTGTGGTTGTATCGGACCTCATGCAGCGGTGGACGTAAACGGCGTAGCCATGTGGATGGGCGTTGAGGCATTCTATGTGTTTGATGGTACGGTTAAAAAAATCGCATGTACTGTTCAAGACTACATATTTAATGACATTAATCTAATTCAGGCTCAAAAAGTAACGGCAGGCGTAAACTCCCAGTTTAATGAGGTTACATGGTGGTATTGCTCATTTACTTCTGATTACATTGACAGATACGTATCCTTTAACTATCTTGAAAATACATGGGCTATTGGCACTATGCCTAGAACAGCTTGGGTAGACGTAGGTACTTACTCAAGGCCCGTGGCCACAGAGTACTTCTACGATAGCGATGCAACGCCTGTTGACCCTATACAAGGGCTAACGGCAGGTAGGTCACTTGTCTATACCCAAGAAACAGGTAAAAATGCCATTGAAGAACCTATCCGTTCATACCTCCGTTCAGGTTATTTTGACATTGGCGATGGCGACAACATGATATTCATGAAACGCTTTATACCTGACTACAAGAACTTTGTCGGAAATTTAACTATCCACCTATTGCTACGCGCCTTCCCATCTGCCGCAGCAAGCACAAGTTCTTTAGACCCTTACATTATTACGCCAACCACACAAAAAGTAGATACCCGTGCGCGCGGCAGACAAATAGCCGTCAGTATGGAAAATGAGACTCACGACGGGAACTGGCGCTTTGGTACGTTGCGCGTGGATATCCAACCGGATGGCCTACGATGAGTAAAATCAATAACGTACGTTTGCCCAACGCGGTGGCTACTTCCTACAGCCCAGAGCAGTTCAACCAGCTTGTTCGGTCCTTGGAGCAAGTCGTATTGCAACTTAACAGTAATTACACCCCTAACGTATCGGAGAATAAGAACGAGGCTTTAACCTGGTTCTTTAGCAGCTAATGGCAAACCTATATAAACGGTATTATAAAGATTTTAGTGGAGCAACTACAGAAAACATATTGACTGTACCGGACGCCACTACGGCTATTGTCAAGTCCATTATTGTGGCAAATCCAACTGCTGCGGCTATCAGCGTGACGGCTGTTTATGCTCCTTTAGGAGCAGGTACATTAACTGTTGCGCCTACTCTGGCTGTTGCCGCTAACTCATATTTGGACCTACTGTCGGGGAAAGTCGCAGGACCTTTGATATTAGAATCAACGGACATATTAAAAATTACATCTACCGCAGCTGATTTAAACGTAACTGTTTCTGCATTACTTGTAGACAGAAACTAGTAAAATAGCTCATAATTACAACATCTTCGCCTCCCTTACCGAGGTGCGGCCCTGTGAGGCCATTTATGTATTTGGGAAAGGTTAAACATGGCAGAAGAAATGCAAGGAATCATGGCATTGCCCGAAGGGCAACCTCAAGAACCGCAAGGTCAAATTGATCCGACTAAGTTTAGTCCGGTCATTGAAAGCTATGCTAAAAATAGCCCTCGTGAGTTTAATAAAGACATCTTAGGTGGCATTGCAGAAGTAGACCCTGCACTAGCTGACCAATTCATCCGTGAACTAGCTTCAATGGATTTACCGCCTGACGCAATTGATGCGTTACAGGAAATGGTGGACGGTATCCTTGCTGCTCCTCAAGACTATGCAGAAGACCGTATGGGTCTTTTAGCTGAAGGCGTGCCAGAGGATTTGCTTCCAGAACAATTTGACCCTGCATTCTTTGCAGCGCTTAACTTAGCCCTTGACCAATTAGAACTTCACAGAGCACCGGAACCGGCTGTTCCAGCATTTGCTGATGGCGGCATTATTAATGCCAAAACCATCTCACAAGAACTTTCAAAAATGGGTCGTAATGGCGATACCATGTTGGCCCATATTACTCCTGGTGAAGCAGCTCTTTTACGTAGCCGTGGGGGTAGTGGCACAATTAACCCTGTAACAGGTCTTCCAGAATACTTCCTTAAGAAAGCGTTTAAGAAGATAGGTAAAGCAGTTAAAGGCGTTGCAAAAGGTATTGGCAAGGTAGTTAAAGGTATTGCAAGTAGTACGATTGGCAAGATTGTTCTTACCATGGCCGCTGTGTACTTTATGGGTCCAGCAGGTTTTAACTTAGCCACTAACATGGGTATTACCAATGCAGCTCTTGCTACGGGTGTAAACACATTTGCCGGCAGTACCCTTGTTAACCTTGCTTCAGGTCAAAAACTAGGACAGGCTATCAAAGGTGGTATTGTTGCAGGTGCCATGGCAGGGGCTACTACAGGTATAATGAAGTCCTTTGGCCCAGCTACTCCTGCTCCTATTACAGAGGGCAGCTTTACTCCTGTTAATGCTCCTGCTGCTCCAGATTTAAGCACCTTATCCGCACCTCCTGCTGCTCCTATTCCTGACGTAACTACATATGATGTTTCTCAGGGAATACAGGGGCTTCCAGTAGAGAATGTGTACAACAATGCGGCTCCTGACTTTAATGTGGCTCCAGTGGCTCCAGCACCAATGCCCACGGCCCCAGTGACAGCGGCGCCTGCAATAAATGCGCCTACCCCTACTTCAATCACTACACCAGCTCCTATTACAGAAGGCGGCTTTACTCCAAATGCTGCTTACAAACCCCCTACTCCAGGTGTAATGGACTTAGTAAAAGATGGTAAATACGGCGATGCGGCTTCTGCAGCGTGGAAAAACATTTCTCCTTCTGGCATTCAAGCCGAAGGCACTGCCGCTGCTCAACAGGCAGGACTAGATGCAGTTAAAGCACTTCCTGCAGGTACTCCTAATGCTGTTATTAGTAGTGTGTATGAAAAAGCCTACAGTGCAGCAATGCCTGGCTTATTGTCTACTTACGGTCCAGTAGCCGCTCTAGGTCTTGGCGCTGCTTATTTAGGTGGCGCATTTAAACCTATTCCAGCCGAGCCTCCTGCTAATGCAGACATGTTCAAGACTACAGGTCAAGACCTACTTGATAGATACCCTGAAAAATACGGCGCCACTTTTGGTGGAGTGCGTAGTACGTATTCCGCAAACCCTTATGAAAGCATGTATTCTGCCTATAAAACAGTACCTGCTCCAGTTGGTTTAGCCAAAGGTGGTATTGCATCACTTGAGGACTTCCCTCGTAAGACAGGTCCAATAGATGGTCCAGGTACCGGTACTTCTGATTCTGTTCCAGCGATGTTATCCGATGGTGAATTTGTGTTTACGGCTAAGGCAGTACGTGCCATGGGCCAAGGATCACGTAGAAAGGGCGCTAAACGTATGTACGCCTTAATGAAACAACTCGAAAAGAGAGGAAAATAAATGGCTGTCGATACCAGTACCCAGATAGTACGTGAATCGCCTGAAATTGAGGCACGTAAATTAGCCTTAATGGATGAGGCTAAACGCCTATACGAAACTAAACTAAATCTCCCTGCCCAAGAGGCAGCAGGCTTATCCGCTACTACTCTTCGAGCCTCTGATTTGGCTACACAAGGCGTAGGCGCATGGCAACCTTACCTAGATGCTGGTTCTCAAGGCATCACGCAAGGACAAAACCTTGTACAACAAGGTGCGGATGTGGCAACAGGTATTAACGCTGCCCCAGGCTTTGCTACAGCGCAGGGTACCATGGGCCAAGCTTCTAATTTAGCTGGAGGCATTGTAGGTGCAGGTACTCCTGGCCAAACAGCTGCAATGACTTCTTTAGGTCAAGGCATTCAAGGTTATAATGCGGCTACTGGGGGCTACGATACGGCCACTACTCAGCGCTTCATGAACCCGTACCAAGAAATGGTGACACAAAATGCATTGAAAGAGATGCGTCGTCAAGGTGACATAGCCAGCCAAGGTACTGCGGCTCAAGCAGTAAGAGCGGGTGCGTTTGGCGGTACTCGTGAAGGCGTGCAACGTGCTGAGCAAGAACGCAACTTACAAGACTTGATGTCACAACGTATTTTCCAAGACTTATCTGCTAATTATGGCCAAGCTCAAACAGCAGGCATGACCGCGTATGAACAAGAGCAGCAACGTCAATTGGCAGCAGCAAGTGGCCTTACTAATGCAGGTATTGCACAAAGTAACGTAGGCAGTGCTTTGGCTAACATCTACACCAATGCAGCAGGTCAAACAGCTAACATTGGCCAAGGCATTGGCTCCTTAACTTCTCAAGAAGCTAACATTGACTTGAATAAAGCCAATACTTTAGGTACTCTTGGTTCTAACATAGGTGCGTTAGGCACGCAACAAGCAGCTATCGGAGAGGCCACTCAACGTGCAGGTATGAATGACGTTAATTTATTATCAGGCATAGGTTCTATTGAGCAACAAAATGCTCAGAATCAACTGGATGCAATTCGTAATACGAAGTTACAAGAAGCAATGGCGCCGTATCAACAACTAGGTTATATGTCCGACATCTATAAAGGTGCTCCTACTTCTCAGATGTCTATGACCTCTACTAGTGCGCCAAGCCCTTCTACCTTTCAAACAGTAGCAGGTACGGTGATAGGTGGCGTTACAACAGCAGCTGCAGCAAATAAAGCCGGTTTATTCTAAGGAAATACCATGAAATCTAAGATATCAGATCG